GCAATAGGTACAAATACTTTAATTACGGAAGATATAGGAGATGGAACAACAGCAGTAGGGACTGGTGCTGGTGGTTATCAAAATTCAGATAGTAATAATGAAGCAACTGGTAATTCTCTTTTTGGCTATGTAGCTGGAGAATTTAATGTAACTGGTACAAATAACACTTATATTGGCTATGAATCTGGTAAAGGAGCGTTGAATCAAAGTAATTCAGCAAACACAGGGTTAGGCTATGGCTCATTAAAAAGTATAACAACTGGAAATAGCAATACAGCAATAGGTGCTTACGCCATGCAAATTGCGACTACTGCAACTGTTAATACAGCAATTGGTGGCGAGGCTATGTCTGGAATAACAACTGGTGCTGTTCAAGATGCCGTAGCAGTTGGATATGGAGCATTTAAAGGTCACACCTCAACAAGTACAGGAACAAATGGTACAGTTGCTATTGGAAGAGCTACGTTGTTTAGCCTTACAACTGGAGATAAAAATACAGCTATTGGATATAAGGCTATGACTAGTCAAACTACTGGAGCTAGAAATACAGTTATTGGCTACGAAGCTATGTTTACAGCAGATGGAGGAGAAGATTACAACACTATAATTGGAAGTCAAGCTGGTTATTACATAAATAATGATGCTTCTCACGATAATGTTATTATTGGTAAAAATGCACTACAAGGTGGAACTGGCACAATTCTTGGTAATGTAGCTATTGGCTCTGGTGCTATGGATGCTGTTAGTAATAACAACCAAACTGGAGTAGTTGCTATTGGAAATGATGCTTTAGGAGCATTGACATCTGGAGCTAGTAATACAGCTATCGGTTATCAATCTGGATTGTATCTTACAACTGGTGGAAGTAATACTTATGTGGGTTATGAGGCTGGAAAAGGCGTAGATGGAACACCCCAGACTGGTGGTAATAATGTTGCTATTGGACAAGGTTCTGGAGTTCTTTTACAAGGTTCTGCCACATCAAACACTTTTGTGGGTACTGCCGCTGGAGATGTAGTTACAACTGGTACTAACAATGTCATTATTGGAACATTAGCAGACCCCAATACTGCGACTGGAACAAATCAAACTGTTATAGGATATAATGCAGTTGGACAAGGAGACAATGTAGTAGTATTAGGAGATGCTAATGTAACTCATGTTTGTTTAGGTCACGAAGGTGCAACTGCTGTTGCTAAAGCCGCTGGGTTTGCATTTCCAGCAACTCAAGTAGCTAGTGCAGATGCTAACACCTTAGATGATTATGAAGAAGGTACTTGGACACCAACCTTTAGAGCTGCTGGTGGTAGTGCTGGTAGTGTTGATGCAACTGGTTCTGGAGGTAGTTATACTAAAATAGGCAGACAAGTTCATATACGAGGTAGAGTTGATGTAACTAATGTCGGTAGTTACTCTGGTAATATTCAAATGGGTGGAATACCATTTACTGCTGGGGGTTCTGCATCTGATTTTCATGGCGTTGGAAGGTTAGCTTTTGTCACATTAGCTGGGCATACAATAATAGCAAGATTGCCTAGTGGTGGAAATACAATAGATTTTGCAGAAATGAATTCTGGAGGAGGAATTACCTTTCCACAAGTAAGTGAAGCACAAGCTGGAGGAAATACTAGCTTAATAATTGAAATAACATACTATATTTAATTTCTAATTGGATAATTAGATGGAACAAATAACAAGGAAAAACAATGTCAATTACTAAAGAGTTAAAAGATGATTATGAAGTTCGTGGAGAATACAAACATATTAATGTTCGCACTAAAACTTCAATCATGGAAGATGGTAAAGAATTATCATTTTCATATCACAGAAAAGTATTAACACCAGATATGGATGTAAGTGGCGAGTCTGCTGAAATCAAAGCATTAGCTGGTGCAATTTGGACTGATGCTATTAAAAAGGCGTGGTCAGATAAACTAAAAGCAGATAAGGAATAAATATGAACTGGTCAGAATACAAAGCAAAAAAAGGTAAAACAGCCGACTTTGCAAAAAAAGAAGTAGTAACAAGAAAAGCTGTCAAAGAGGTTAAAGACTCTGAGGGTGTAGTAGTAAGAAAGGCAGAGGCAGAAGAAAAGAGAGCCTATGTAGCTATGGTTCAAAAGGCTTGGAATCCAGCAACTGGAGAAAAGCTAGATGACCAAGAGCAAGAATACTCACTATCTCAGCTTGAATCAGAAAAGAAAAGATATGATGATGATATGGCTAGAGCCAAAGCACAGAGTGATGGATTAGCAGAAGCTATTGCAGACTTTAAAAAACTTTAAATAACAATAGGAGTTAATAATGGCAAAAAAAGAAAAAGAAATGCCTAAAGAACAAGAAGTAACATTATTTGATAAGACTTATAAAGAGTCTGAGTTGAGTGATGAGCAAAAGGTAATGATTAATCATGTAGCTGACTTGGATAGAAAGATAGGTTCAAGTGAGTTTAATCTTCAACAACTTAGGTTTGGTAAGCAAGCTTTTTTAGATGCTTTAAAAGCTAGTATAGAAAAGGAAGATAGTGAAGAAGAAAAAGAAAAGTAATCAATCAACAAGTTATAACATCCCCATAAAGTTTGTCTTTGTGGGGGTGATAGCAAGTTTTTTAATAAGCTGTAGTGGTTGGTCTATTATGGGACATGCATTAGATGAAGAATATCCTAGTGTATTAAGTACAATTATAGATAAAGACTCTGTTGAACATTTCTATAATGGCTCTATACATAGTGGCGATAATTGGTGCTATAATCATAATCAGTATGAAAAAGTGGAGATTAAGTGAATGAACAACCACAAACTGCTAGGAGTTATAGGACTAGCGTTCTTGACGACAACGCTATTATTTCTATTAACCTCAAATGGATGGCTCAGATTCTCGTATTGTGTGCTGGTCTTGTTTACGGTTACTATAGGATTGAGACTAGAATTGCAACACTTGAAGATGGGATGCTATCTGCAAACACAGAAATTAGGAACTTACTTACTAAACATGAGTTGGAGGAAACTCAATCCAGAGAAAAATTGGAAGAGAAGATATCCTTCTACGAAAAAGAGTTCAATATAAACCCATTAAGTTGGGGTAAAAAAAGGAAAAAGAGATAATGGATTTCATGGCAGTTTACGGAGAAGCTGGAATGATAGGAATAGTAGGTATAATGTTTGTATACCTAGTTGTTTCTTTATCTAAAAAGTCTGAGGCACAACAAGAATCTCTTAAGAACTTAGAGGTAGAAAACAAAGGGCAGTCTGAAACAATAGCTAATATGGAAGGTATGATTATAAAACTTATTGCAAGATGGAATGAATCTGATTCTGTTAGGGATAGAAGATATGAGCAAACTATGGAAGCTATGTCAGACTTAGAAAAACAATTATCAAGGATGGATGGCATTATGAGTAGAATGAATGGGCATAGTAAATAATGGACAGTTTAAAAGTATCTGGAGCTAGTTTTGCAAGTCAAGTCATAGTCTTTATGGATATGTTACCATACTTTTTAGGTATTGCAATAGCTGTAATGAACATAGTGTATTTATATTATAAAATAAGAAATGAAAAGGAGTCGTAGATGTTAGGAAAAGTAGTAGCTCAGTATTTATTAGACGATGAAGTTAAAGCTGATTTAATTGCATCTGTTAATAAATCTATTAATGTACCAATGATAAACGAAAAGACAGAAGCTAAAATATTAGAAGCTATCTGGGAATTATTTGAAATGGCAATTAAAAAAAAGTTGGGAGTATAAATGACACATTCGATAGTAACATTAATCATAGCGTCTTCTTTGCATGGACAACCGCTAGAAGAAAATAAATATCAAGAACAGTATGCTATGATGGAAGATGTAAAGAAGAAAAAAAAGAAAGGTAAGAAGATTGGTGGGAGTAAAGGTAAGAAGTCTAAGAAAGGTTTCTTCTCTAAAATCTTTGGTTCTAAGTAATGGCTAAGACTCCAGCTTGGCAACGCAAAGCAGGCAAGAATCCTAAGGGAGGCTTAAACGCTAAAGGAAGAAAGAGCTACAAGGGTGGTACTTTAAAAGCTCCAGTTAAGTCTGGAGATAACCCAAGAAGAGCTAGTTTCCTTGCAAGAATGGGTGGTATGCCCGGGCCAGAAAAGAAAAATGGTAAGCCTACTAGGTTGCTACTTTCTTTAAGAGCTTGGGGTGCTAGTTCTAAAGCAGATGCCAAGAAGAAAGCTGCCGGCATTAGCAAAAGAAACAAAGCTAAGAAAGGAAAGAAGAAATGAATAAGAAGGTTAAAGCTCCTGCTGGTTATCATTGGATGAAATCTGGTAGTAGTTATAAGTTAATGAAGCATAGTGGTAAGTTTAAAGCTCACAAAGGTGCAAGCGTAATGGCTGATTTTAAAGTTCAGATGAAACATGCATCTCCTAAAAAAAAGAGAGGTAAGTAATGCCAAAGAAAAAGAAAGGCTTATACGCCAACATACACGCTAAGAAAAAAAGAATTAAGGCTGGTAGTGGCGAAAAGATGAGAAAGAAAGGAGCTAAAGGAGCACCAACAGCTAAGAACTTTAAACAAGCAGCTAAGACCGCTAAGAAAAGAAAGAAGAAATAATGCCTAGATTCGGTAAGACAAGCAAAGCAAGACTTAAGGGTGTAGACTCTAGGTTAGTCAATGTTCTTAATGAGCTTATTAAGATAATGGATGTTACCATTATTGAAGGATTGCGTAGTGAAGAACGACAGAAAGAGCTGTTGGCTAAGGGAGCTACTAAGGTTAAATACTCAAAGCATATGGAAGGTAAAGCTGTGGATTTAGCTCCCTACCCAATAGATTGGAAAAACAGAGATGGGTTTCATTATATGGGTGGCATGATTAGAGGTATTGCAAAACAACTAGGTCTTAAAGTAAGATGGGGAGGAGATTGGGATTCTGATGGAGATGTTAAAGACAATGGCTTTGACGATTTAGTTCACATAGAGATAAGAGACTAATGCCTAAAAAATTCTTAAATATTGATGACTTTAGTAAAGGAATTAATAATGTCAAAAACAGAAGAGACTTAAGAGTTGGAGAGGCTTCTGCATTAACTAATTTTGATATTGGCAATAGGGGAGAGTTAAAACCATTAGGTTACTTTCATGAAGCAACTAATGCATCTGCAGTAGCTGTTGGTGGAACTAATGTAGATGTTGTTACAGCCTCAGTTAATCCCGGATATGGATTGCATTATTTTGAATATGATACAGAAACTGGTACTGCTGGTTTTTCTATAGCCGGAACAGATGTTAGCGGTGACATTACAATAGGAGCTGGGGGTGTTAGCTTAGGAGCTTCTGATGGTACTGACAGTAATTACCTCATAGGTTTTATATCTTCTGAATTTACACAGACTGTTAATATCACTAGTGGAGATGCCACAGTTACTCATACAGCAAATTCTAGAATTGTAAGAGGGTTGCCAGTATCGGGTACTGGTATACCAAGTGGTGCAACTATAGCCAGCGTTACCAATACAACTACATTTGAATTAAGTGCAAATGCAACTGCTAGCTCTAGCCCTATTTGCACATTTACAGATACGCAACCAGTAACTCAATTAAACGTAGAAAATTCAAATTGGATTGCTATAAGTGCAGCTACTGATTTTTTAACAAATTCCTCAAATAGTTTTTTAAAAAGTATTACCAATTCTGATTTTCCTGTAAAGGTTGTAATAACAGGAACTGCTCTTAACAATGGAACTTATAATATAATTTCAGTTCATGGCGGTGGTTATTCGGGAAGTGGAGTTGCTGATTTTATTGGAAATTATGGGGCTAATCATTCAATTAAAGCCAAATCTACTCTTTCATCTTTTCCTTTAGTAATGCAAATTTCAGAAGAATTAACTCACGAAACTATATCTGCTGGAACTACAGTTAACTTTAAAAGGTCTGGTGGCTATACTCCAGATGTTGCATTGTTATTAGGTAATACAGATGATAGTAAAGTTGATGTTTTTCACGCAACAACCGATACTTGGGCTACTGATGTAATTGATTTAGAATCTATAGTAAATTCTGGTTCTTATCCAGAGTGGGTATTCTATTCTGCTAACTCAGCCGTTAGAATTGCAGACGCGAACAAACTTAATATATCTATTCCTAAATGGTATGGATATATAAAAAGAGACCAATTTACTGCAAAAATATCAAACAAATCATCTGGAACAGTATACGCATTTGTATCTAGGTCTATTCCCTCTGGTTTATACGTTGAAACTAATAATTTAGAAGCTCCATCTTCTGGAGATTTTATAGCTGCTGGTTCTGTAAACGGAACAAATGAATATAATATGACCGCTGGAAAGGGCTGGTCTGTATCTGTTACTGAATCTACCGATGAGGGAACTTGGGAAGCTTTAACTTATGAGTTTGCAACTACTTTTATATATGATGGAAACCAAGAATCGTTAATAAATGAGTTGTCTACTACGTTTACAGCAACAGGATTAAAAAAGTTTCTTATTAATGTGTACGCTTATTACGATAAAGACACAGAAGCTTTTTATGCCAATAGAATTTCTGGGGGTAGGGTTTATATTAGGGAAAGTGGAACAAGCGATGATTGGACTTTGTTAGCAGACATTGATATTAGAAGAGGGGTAAGAACTTCTTTGCTTGGAGCACATGATAGATGGGTATTAGATGGAGCTACTGGAGCTAAAAATCTTTCGGCTCAAAAATTTAGAGTAACTATTCCTACGAATACTACTACTGGAAACAGAGCTTCTCAATACTGGATGCTTTCAAAAACAGAACCTAGTTTAGAAACGTATACAGCATTAAACGGATTTGACCAGTCTGCTACACAACTTTCATTTGGAATAGAGGGTTCTAGCTACTCAACCGCAATTGTTGCAAACAGAAGAGCATTTGTAGCTAATGTTAAATATAATTCTGGGGATACTGGAGGGTTTGCTCCTTCTGGGCCGGGTGCAGATGCAGGATACGGAAGATTTGCTTCTGAGTTTGTTAATTATGGCGATAGGATTATGTTTAGTGAAATAGGAAGGTATGATACTTTTCCTAATTTTAATTATATTGAAGCGTCAAAAGGAGATTCTGAAAGCTATATAAGATTAGAAAGTTTTGCAGATAGGTTATTAGCATTTAAACAAAGGACAATGCAAGTTATTAATATATCATCATCGTCTCCAAACAATTGGTTTGTTGAAGATACTGTATACTCAGCAGGAGTTTTATACCCTTATTCAGTTGCAAAAGGAACAAGAGGAATAATCTGGGCAAATACTAATGGTGTTTATATTTATAATGGAAATTCAGTTGCTATGGTTAGTGAAGGAAAAATAAGTGACTCTGATTGGCTTACTTTTTCAAATGGAAAGCAATTGTCTGTTGGTTATATAGGGAGTTCAGACCAAGCGTTAATTATACAAGATGTAGACAGTACGCAAGAAGCTTATTTGTATGATATAAGAGCAAATGCTTTTACTTTTGCAGACAACATAGACCCAAATTCAGCCACATTAACAGAGCCTCCGTTTACTAATTTTGTAAATGATAGTTCTGGAAATCTTATTATGGGGTATGATGTTGAAGGCACTTCACTAGGTTCTACAGGAGCTAACGATGTTCATTTTACTAGGTGGGTTAATGATGTAGGAACACATAAAGTATATTTATTAGAAACTCCAGATTTTGATTTAGGTAGTCCAGCATTGATAAAAAAGTTTTATAAAATATATATTACCTATCAACATACAGATTCTAATGCAATACCAGCTACGAGAGTATTTTATCAAATTAATCAAAATGGAAACTGGTTGGCTATGGATGTGTCTAATTCAACAACAAATGGATTTCCGCAAAAAAATGGAGTGTACGGATTAAGTGTTTTTGCTCCTTCAAGTATAGTGTCATTTCAAAGTATAGCTTTTAAATTAGACTTTAGTTTAAGTAATGCAACTAAATTTTATGTTAACGATATTCAAATTGAATACAGAGTAATAAATAAAAGAGGCGGTTGATGAGTAGAGAGATAAGAAATTTAGTCAACTCATCTAACCAAGAAGCAAGTCTTGAAGTTGGAGTAGGGCGTGTTTTACCAGAAGGCGGTAGTTCAGTTAATTTAGAAGAAGGAAGGCTTGTAGTTAAAAGAAAATATAACAACCTTATATACAAATCTTTTATGTCTCGTGATGGCAATGAAATTGTTGATAAAAACCTTGACGTTGGTGGAAGGGTAAAGTCAAAAATAACAGCAGAAGATTTAATATTTAAACAAGGCCCTAATTTAGAAATATCTAGTGGAGCTATTACTGTAACTCATTCTTTACATGAAGTAGATGTTCAAGGAGCTAGTGGAAATGACGACCTAGATACTATTAATGGTGGAGTTTCTGGTCAAATTTTAATATTAAGAGCTGTTAATGGAGCTAGAACAGTAACTATTAAGGACAATGAAGATAATATATTTTTGCCCGGTGGTAGTGACTTTGCTTTAGATACGGCTACAGATGTGGCTGTGCTATTAAAAAATGGTTCAGATTGGTATGTTATTGTTACAGCGAGTATATAAATTTAAAGGATATAATTATGTCGTACGATAAAGGTAAAACAATAAAAGAATATATGCAAGGTGGCTATGCCCAACCTATGGAGTATCAAACTGGTGGTTATATCCCCGGAGTATCTAGTGCTTTATATAGAACTGGTCTTGATAGAAGAACAGCGATAGCACAAGATGAACAAAGAGAACAGGCTAAGGCCTTAGAAAAACAAGGTAAAAGAAGAGGTTTGTTTACTTCATTAGGAAAGCTAGGTGGCACAATTGCAGGTGGTGCTCTTGCAACTGCTCTTGCACCAGTTACTGGAGGTGCATCACTATTAGCTGGAGCTGCATTAGCTAAAGGGCTAGGTTCTGCTGGTGGTTCTTTTTTAGGAGAGAAATTAGCAGGAGTAACAGCAAGTGATGATTTTAGAAGAGTGGGTCAAGAATCTTCTACTGGTTTATTAGATACTGGATTTGAAGAGCTAGGAGATATAAGAAAAGAATATGGAGAAGGAGCTTTGGGCCGGTCTTTAGCAACGGGTTTAAGAACTGGATTAAGTGCTGGTGGAGCAGATTATTTAATGAATTTAGGTAAGGGTAAAGATGTTTTAGAAGCTGCTGAGGGAGTAGGTGGACAGTCTCTTGGTCAAACGCAAGGATTAGGGTTAAATGTTGAAGCGCCTTCAATGACTAATTTTGACTTAGGTCGTTTTTATGGCAATGTACCATCTCCTGTGTCTGAGGCATTAAGTTCTGGTAGTAACACAAGTAGTGGGTTAATAAACCAAGGAACTAATTTAGCTAGTTCAATAGGCGATATGGACTTTAATGTTGACCAGTTATTTCAAGAAGCTTATGGAACGCCTACTTTTGGCATGAACCAAGGTGGCAAAGTCTACGGATATGAAGATGGTGGAGTTATAGAAATGCTACAAGGTATAGCCAATAAAGCTAGCTTTGGTAGGCGAAATCAAGTAGAAGATATAGAACAAAGTAACGCTCCAATGATTGATATGGAAGCTGTTTTAGCTAAAAAAGAAATGCAAGACAATGCTGGATTTAGTATTGTTCCTACTGTTGGGGAATTTATGGGAGAAAAAATTTACCAAGGAACACCAGAAATGAGCAAATATTTAGAAAGCGATGATTACAGAAATTATTTAAAAACCAAAATTAGTGAATTTGATTCACCAAAAATGCAAGGATACGCAGGCGGTGGCTTAATAAACATGCTACCATTTAATAGGAGAATTATGTAATGGCAGATACAGTACCAGCTATGCTAGAACCCGGTGAGTATGTTATACGCAAAGATGCCGCTGAGGAAATAGGAATAGACAATTTAAATATGATGAACAATATAGATAGGTCTAGCCAGATGTATATGAATCATGGTGGCTTAGTTCCTCAATTACAACATGGTCACTCAGCTATAGATGAGTTACTAGCTATGAATACATTAAGCAATCAAGCTAATGTAGACATGACTAGGCAAAGCTCTATGATGAACCAAGGTGGTAAACTAAAACCAGTTCCAGAGGGTAACAAAGGTCTAGGTAAACTACCAGACACAGTTCGTAATCGTATGGGATATATGCAAGAAGGTGGTGAAGTACCACAAGACCCAGACCCTTTGCAAATAGAAGCAAGGATGCGTGGAGACTTTAAAAATATGGGCACTATAGGTGCTGTAGATTCTAATAATTATTATAGTAACTTGCTTAACGAGGCTATGAAAGATAGAGAGATGCTTGAAAAAGGTTCTTTTCTAGAAGGGTTTGCTCCATCAAAAGATAGAATTGAAGAAGATATATTTAAAGCTCTTAAGTATTATTCAAGAAATCATAACACATCTCCAAAAGTACAAGGCTATAATAATGGTGGTCAAGTATATTCTTACGGTTCTCAAACTACTGAAATACCCACTCTTGAAGAGGCACAGAGATTAACTGGGCAAAGAATAGATGACCCAGAAGGAGCAGGACTTCAAGAATATGATTTTTCAAGAGAAGAAGGTATTACTAGTAATATTAATAGACAAATAGCTAGTATGCAAAATCAATTAAGAAGTGCACAAGGAGTAGGTGGGGCAAGAATTGGTCAAGCAATTACACAAGCAGATACTATGGGTAGAGGATTTGAAGGTTTTGGTGGAAGGCAATCTGCGATAGATACAGCAACAACTCAAGCACAAAGGGGCTATGAATCTGGAATAGAAAGATTTCAGTCTGGTTTAGACCAAGCTAAACAAGATGAGTTTGAAAGTATAAGAAGTATGCGTGAGGGATACTTAACAGACCAAATAGGGAACATAGGACTAGAGGCATCACAAGAAGGTACTTCTGATTACAACATAGAAGATGACCCAAATTGGAACGCTCCAGAGAATCCAATTGAAAATCAACAATATGTTTTTAATAACCAAACGTATAGATATACAAATGGCAGTTGGAAAAAATATTAATAATTAAGGATAAACTATGGCAAGAAGTAGATATAATGTAGTCCCTCAAGGACAAATAAATATAGTAAAACCTCAAAGTGGTATAGATATAGTACTTGATACTCTATCTCAATACGCTAACCCTAACTACCAGTTAAATAGAAAAGAACTTGCTATGCGAGAAAGGCAAATGGCTACTGACAATAGAAGAGCTGATGCTACTTTAGAACTAAAACAACAAGAAGCTTCTGAAACCAGTAGAAGGCAAGATGATTTATTACTTATTGAACAGCAAAATGCTCAAACAGCTCGTGAAAAATATTTAGCTGAAAAGAAAGATAAGCAAACTGGAAGGCTAATGGAGGATTTTAATTTAATAGCTGGTAGCATAGAAACAAATGAAGAAGGTTTTAAAAGCCTAGAGGATAATATTGCTAAATATATGAGTGATAGTCCAGATGCTTTTAATAGAGCCACTCAAACAGTAAATGCCTTAAGAGCAAAAACAACCAGAGAAAATAATGAGGCTGATGCACTAGGGGCATTTTTTAATACTCAACTTACTGATGGCTTTGAGTATGACCCAGAGTTACATAGAGACTTATTTATAAAAGAACCGGCATTTAAAAATCAATTACTTAACAAAGCTATTGACGCTAGTTATGGTTCTCAAGTACCAGAAAATATGAAGTTAGCATATAATTCAGATATGAAAATACTTGGTGGGTTGTTAACTTCTTACGCTCAAGCACTAGGAGACTCTCAAAAAGAAAAGGCTTTAAAAGCTGTACAATCTGCATATATTCCTTTTAAAGAAAAATACGGGCAATATAATGCTGGTGCTTCTACTATAGAAGGTTTGATTGGGTACGAAGAGCCAAATGATGATGATATAAACTTAGAAGGTACGGAAAAAATAGAAGACGAACAAGGCATTTCATCTAATTTTCTCAATACATTATTTGGTGGTAGTGCTTTAAGTGCAAGTCCTACTAAAACTAAACCAGTTGTTAATAGAACCGGTACAGATAGGGAAGAACGCATAAGAAGAAGAATGGCATTAGAAGATATGATAGAAAAAGAAAAGTTAAATATAAGCCAAGGTGCAAACATAGGTGGAGAATTATTAAAAATGTTGTCGGGTATGACGCCACAATCAAAAGCACACGGTGGTAAAATACTATCTAAAAAAGAAATGTATATGCAGAGAAGAAAAAATAAAAGATGAATAAATCTCAGCTTCTAACAAAGTATAGAAATACTTATCCAAACCTTAAAAATATAAATGATGATAAATTATTTAATGCCTTAGTTAAAAAATTTCCAGAGTATAAAACTGAAATAACAGACTACTCTACTAAAACATCTGAGAATATATTTGATTCTTTGCCAAGCTTTATAAAACTAGGGTATAATCGCTCTATTCAAGGTATGGCTCAAGAAATGTCTACAGGGAAGAAGAGGTTTGACTTATCTGGCTATGAACCGGGTGTTGTTGCTGACATAGGTGCTGGCCTTGCATCTTTTCTTGCTCCTACTGATTTAGCTATAACAGCTTTAGGTGGTGGTATAGGTGGGGCTGCAGCTAAGAATGTTGCTACTAAATATGTATTTAAAAACCTAGTTAGGAACGGTGTAAAAGGCACAGTTGCTAAAGATGTTGCTAAAAGGGCATCTGTTAATATAGGTAAACAGACTGGTGCTTTAGCTTTGTACGAAGGATTTGGTGGTGCTTTACAACAAAAGAAAGACACAGGAGAGATAAAGTTAGGTGGTGTAGTTAAAGATACAATATCTGGAGCTGTATTAGGTGGCACAACTTCTGGATTTGGTACTTTTTTAACAGCTAGAGGAGCAAGTACTTTAAGAAAAATTGCTGGAGAAACAGCTGCTCTTGGAACTGTTAGTCCGCTTATAGAAGGAGAGCTACCTACTCCTCAAGATTACTTAACTGCTGGAGGTATGCTACTTGGTTTAAAAGGTGTATCTAAAGCAATGGGCTCTAAAACAGAATTAGAAAAGTTTATTGAAAGAGGTAGAAGACCATTAAATAAAAAAGAGGTAGTTGAAAATAAACTAGCAGAATCTTATGGAAGTCAAGTAGATACAATAGATTTAGCTAGAAGACAAACAGAAGTATGGATTGATAGGGCTGGTAAAAAATGGAATTTAATAAGCACAAAAAGTAATAAATATACTTTGATGGGTGCTACTACTAGCGATGTTAGAAGAGTTGATAAGTCTAGGTTTAATACTAGCTATAGGTTGTCTACCGAAAATCAAAAGATAGGTCTTGAGGATATAATAAAAGATAGACAGTCAAACCTAAGAAAAATGGAAAGTAATTTAAAGGTTGATGACGCTACCAAACAACTATTAAGAAATAGTGCATTGTCTAAAAAAAATCAACTAACATTAGCAAGACCAGAAGTTCAAAAAGTAGTTGGGGATAAAATAAAATTAGATTTTTTTACTCCATTAGAATTAGATAAGTATAGAAATGTTTTAGCTAAGAAAGATTTAGCAAACAAAAATATTGACTTGTTAAAAACAGAAGGTTGGATAACTCAAGAGGCTAAGATGTCTCTTAATAAAGAAAACTTTTTTCCTAAACCTATACAGGGGATGTTAAATTCATTAGTAAGACCTAAGTATAGAGGCTCACAAAAACAAGCAGTAAGAAAATTCTATAATTCAGTTGCAGATTATACAGCAGATAAAGATGTATTGACTGGTGAGTATTTAGGAAACTTACTTAGTAATCAAAGAATTAACCCAAGCAATAAAACAATAAACAGATTTAGAAAGAAGGGAATGAGTAAAGCTCAAGCAGAGGAAGCTTATTACAGAAACCTTACTAAGCTAAAAGAAGATGGAAAAGAAACAGATTTAGATGCTATTACTGATTTAATTTCTAGGCGTTTTGTATCAGAAGGTGGTCAATTACCGGGTTATATTAAAAACTATGTGCCTCAAATGATTAAAAGAGATGTTGCTGATGCTGTTTTTGATGATATGTTAAGCGTGATAGGTAAAAAATCTGAGATAGCTAAAGTATTAAGAAATGATTTTGCATATATGGAGGGAGATGCTGTCTTTGGAGGTATGGTTAATCCAGACAACTTTATAAAAAAGAATTTAAAAGTTGCTGAGTACCTAAACAAGTTAATAGAAAGAAGTTCTACTAGATTAAATAAAGATACTAGAAAATTAATTCTATCAAACATAGAAGACGGAACTAATTTGCAGTATTTTAGAGCTTACTCTAAAGTTGCTAATGGATTATCAGAAGAATTATTTAATACCTTTGGTAATCTAGAAAAGACAAGGCGTTTTAATATACCAGATGAATTGCTAGAAAGAAACTTTAAAACATTGATAACTAGGTACGCAACTAAAGCCGCTAATAGAACTGCATTTATAAAAAACTTTGGTGCAAAGGGAGAAAAGTTTAAATCTTTATTAGAAGCTTCTGAGATAGAAGATAAAGGTGTTATGAGAGAGTTGTTTCATCATGTTAAGGGAGATATAGAATATCATTCTGCATACAATTATAAACCAGAGACAAAAAACGCTTGGAGAAAATACATGGAGTGGAACACAGGTCTTAAAATAGGTCTTGGCTATGCTCCTCTTATGAACGTATCACAGGCAACTATATCTACAGCTTTAGAAGCTGGATATATTCCTTTTTTTAAAGGTTTATTTTCTTTAACAAGTAAGAAGAGAAGAGAGCTTATTGAAAAATCTGGTGTAACTAACTACTCTATGTTTAATGAGATGATTGGTATATCTAATGAATCTAAAGTATCAAATAAAATAGTAGATGGATTAAGTAAGTTTAGTGGGTTTAACGGTATTAATAAAATTAATCAAATAACTGCAGCTGCAACAGCACGAGTATTAGTAGACGATATGTTTAAAGCTGTAAAAGGCAAAGGGTTGTTAGGTAAGTCTAAACTAAGAAGAGATTGGGCGGCTAGTAAATTAAACCAATTAGGTATTGACCCTAAAACTTCTAAGATAACTGATGATGATTATGTAAGAGCTATGTCTAAGTTTGCTAGAAAAAGTCAGCTACAAAAAGATATATTAGAAGACCCATTAATCTTTAATAACCCAAAGACTAAAGTATTCACTCAATTTAAAAGGTTTGGTTATAGACAATATAACTATATGATGGATTTAGCACAGCATGATATAGCTTATGGAAACTTTATGCCTATTATTAGGTTAGGAATTGCTGGTGTAGCTGGTGGACTTATAGCGAATCAAGCTAAAGACTTTATGAGAAGAGTCTTATCTGGTGAGGAACAATTTAACCCACAAGAAGGTATGCCAAATGACTTACAAGAAATAGCAGAGGGCGTTATGTCTGTTGGTGCTTTTGGTTTTATGGGAGAGTTAATGTCTGCAGGGTTAGATGAAGGTAAGAGTGTTTCTAGTTCTTTAAAGTTCTTAGCATATCCACCATTACTATCAGATGTAGACAACTTCTTTACTAAATTTGTACCAGCTATGGAGTCTGATTTTAAAGAGCTAAGAGCAGATGCATTGAAAAGAAGCCCAGCTAGGTTAATGAAACTAACAGGTAGTTCTGTGTTTAGAGAACTGTCCAAGAGAGCAGAAACCGAAGGTATGAGCTTTAATAGAATCAAAGCATCTAAAGGTTTTAGAGTTAAAAAGATAATGAATATGCTAGAGAAAGCACAAACTGATGAAGACTTTAATAAAGCATACGCAGAGGTACAGGCTTGGAATAAACTTAATAATGAGTTTCCTATAACTATGAGTGATATTAGCTTTCAAAAATTAATGCAAAGAAAGATGAGACGCTACGAGAAACTAGCTCTAAATGAATTTAAAGGGTTTGAGTTATAATGCCTAAACAATCTATCTCAGATTTTCTTAAGCCACAAACTACTACTCCTGTATCTACTAATGTTCATAGCAATATAGATAACTTAATAGTACAATCTAAACTAGATGAGTTTGATAGATATGGCTCTATGCGTACAACCCCCCTAGAGTATAAGGGTGGAATGGGAGATGTAGTAGCTAATGTAGCTATGAATCCAATGATGACTTTAAAAAGTTTAGGAAGTGTAGGTAGGAAAATACTACAAAAAACTGGTTTAAGAAACCCATTATATCACTTTACTGATAGTAAAAGCGCCTCTAATATATTAAAAGAAGGTACTATAAGAGGTACGGATGAAGCTTTTCCCGGGAAAGGGTTTAAAGGAGACAGAAAGGATTATTGGAGAAAAGAGAGGGGTTTTGAGTCTCCAGCAGTTTCAGTAACAAGAGACCCAAAATGGGCTTCTAGAGGGCATGGACAGATATCTTCTGATGTAAGATTTATTATAGATAAAGATAAATTAGCAAAAAAAGGTATAAAAATGCAACCGTATTCTGACCCCGGATATGAAAAAACATTAGACTGGTATAAACACCCAAATCAATCTTTTAAAGAAGCGTTAAACTGGAAAATAAAAAGCGATTATTACAAACCATCAACTGGTAGAAAAATGCCTCAGCAGATGAATCCTACATTTGAATTTGAAGAAAGAGTAAGAGGTAATATACCTTCTGAAAATATAAAAATGATAGACTTAATAAGGTTTTCTCCAAATAAATTTCTTACAGACATAAACAATCAAGATTTAATTAAAGCATTAGTAAAGTCTGACATTCCAAAAATAAAAAGTCAAACAGCCTACAATCAACTCCTAGATTTAAACAAAAGATTAACAAGTAAAAATTGGGAAGACAAAGTTAGTAAGCAAGGAGGTGTTCTAAATATTGCAGACACTAGGGGAAATTTATTAAAGTATATAGATGAATTATTAAATACTCCTACTTATAAATTTGACCCATTTAAACGCTAAAAAGGATTAGGAGTTCCACTAACTGTATCTCCTCTTCTGTCTGCCATAGCTACTGCGTCCTGTTCTGTCTCTGTAACCAAACAACTATTACCATGATACCCCACCTCACAAGAGTTAGTCTGTCCATATCTATTCTTAGCTACTATAAGCTCTAAGTAGCAATCACTATTACCATCATCTCCATACCTAGATACCCAAGGATAATGAGAGAATACTACAATCTCTGCGTCTTGTTCTAAGTTACCAGACTCAGCAAGGTCAGATAGTCTAGGTACTCTATCATTTCTATGTTCCATATTCCTATTCATCTGTGATACTAATACTACAGACATATCCTCAGCCTTAGCTAACCACTTATAGTTACGACTTACATCTCCTATCTTTAAACGTAGGTCTCTCCTGTCTTGGGGTGGGTGTTCTATCAATCCTATATGGTCATCAATAACTACGTCTGGCTTAATAGCCTTTATCTCTCTAAAGGTATCTTCCATATTTCTAACATCATCAAACATAAATAACTTACCTTCGTATATCTCTTTTATCTTATCTGCAGTTGCCTTTATATCTTCTTGGTCTAAACCTATATTATTTCTAAGGTTTCTATATTGTAAGCTATCACTTTCCATAGCTAAAAACTTCTTCATCATCTCTGTATTAGGCATCTCTCTATTAAACATAGCCACCTTCATACCTTGATTAACTAAGTTCCTAGCCATATTCGCAGCTACAGTTGTCTTAGCATTTCCGGGTCTACCAGCTATAATAGTTATCTCTCCTCTAGTCATACCTGTTATTACTTTATCTAGCTTAGGCAACCCTGTTTGTATTAATGTAGTGGAATTAAATATAGACTCTTTAGTCTCTTCAAGTAAATCATTAACACTAAATATTTTATTAGGTTGTAACTTAATGATATTGCCTATTGTAGTATGTGCCTCTTCAAGTAATGATTGAGTCTCTACGCTGTTATCGTTGATATCTTGAGAGATAGAGGACATCTGTTTATTAAGTGTTCTCCTTAGATAATAACTATGCAACATTTTTGCATATGTAGTAGCGTGTGATGGAGAGGTTACCTTATCCAGAAAACCAGATATCTCATAAGAAGAGTAGCTACCTGTATCATTCATACCAACCTCATTACTAATGGTATTTAA